CCAAACACTACCGCCTTCTGTGAAGACCTTGATGTATTTGGAACCTGTCTTGTAGGTCAGATTATCATTGAACCTATCAATCATTTCCTTATTGGTATCGCTCAGAATGCACCGACCAGCGGCGGCCGCACAACCCGTAGTCCACTCAAAATAGTCCTTTTTGATATTCTCAATCAGGGCAGTCATTTCGTTGTTCATGTCTCTGTCTTCCTTATTTCTGACTATACCTAATAGTACCATAGTCAGAAGGGTTTGTCAAGAGAAATCGTACCTCCTAAGTCATTGATTCTAAACGATTCTGTAAAAAAGTTCGATAATCTGTCATTACCCGTTTGCTGGGCCGGGTGTTTGAGGATAAACATGATGGTCATCAACCATATATTCATCATTCCAATTGAATGCTTCCTTGACTACAGGAGCAGAAAGACCCTTATACATTTGATGCAATTTCTTGTCCTTTGCGGCCACCAGAAGGGCTGCTTCACTCTCATGAAGACCTTCTAATAGTTGAACGAACATTGATTCTCGCTTGTTCTGATTAATTTGATTATCACCACCACGAATGAAATGATACAACTTACGAGATTCGTATGACAGAGAAGAATGCTCTGTTCCTTCTGGGGCCTCATTGCGAGTATAAGGAACATCACCTTCTGGTAATGCCCACTCAATAGTTGGATCAAAGGAAGCCTTAATAACCATTCTCAAAGATTGATGATCATTTTCTCTTAGGATATCAACCTTATCCTTTTTAGTCTTGACTTTTGAAACCTTTTCCAAAATTTCTGAAATTAATAAATTCATTTTAAAATTCTCCTATGGATTCTGTGAGAGTTCTCAATCTCTTTTGTATAAAGTAATTTAGTAGTTTGCTGCGATCACCATATGGAGCTTCCTTATATGTATTAATTATCTCTGAAGAAAGTTCTTCTGGTGTGTATGTCAAATCAATCAATTTGCGATTTCTTTGGTAGTTTCTTTTCACTTCATCATTAGGAGCAACATCTTCAAAATCATGTTCCACCCATGAAGCAATTTTCTTTTTACTTAATGGTTTTTGTCGTAAGCCATCAGTAAATGTATTGTCAGGAGATAGAACATTAGGTACTCCATCACTAGTGTCACCCTTAAAGATATGCTCTTTAAGATATGTGCCAGAATTTTCACCACTTATTATTTTCTTAGTAATCGGACTGAATTGTTTTACATTAGGATATTTTTGGAGCTGAATAAAATCTTTGTCACCAGAAATTATCATGATTTCTTCTGAATATTCGGAGCAAAGAACACCGATAATATCATCAGCTTCTGCGCCATATATTTCTACAAACTTATATGGCATATTATTCCTAAGCTCATCCTTTATCTCATTGAGACAAAGAAAAATTGCATTCCAATCATGTGTGGATTTTTCTCTACTCTTTCGTCTGCTAAATTTATATTCTGGAAAGTAATCACGCCTCCAATAATGCTTAGAGTCATAACACAAAACCAATTCCCCAAATTCAGATGAATATTTGGTACGGTACATACGAAGCGAATTAAGAATCATATGCCGCACCATATTTTCATCTATCTCTTTAGACTTACTCATATGCAAGTGCATCATCATACTTGCAAGAGAAATCTGATTCATATCAACTAATATCATTCTGGCACAAACATATGAGCATTAAAGCTCATACTCCTTCTCTCACCTTCACTCTTAAAGGGATATACAAAATGTTTCAACCATGATGGGAATACTAACATCTTTCCTACTACTGGTTTAAACTTCAAATTGTCGCTTCTAAATATTTGATTCTCACCAAACATAAACTCTATCAATCCATTTGCTGGATAATGATCCTCATAATCTTCTTCTATTTCTTTGTGCATATTGGGTGGCAATTTAAGATAGATAACTGCCGAGAAATCACCATTATGATGATGCCAAGGATTATATTCTCCGGCATATTGACTGACTACCCAACTATGAGTTAGATGAATGTTAGCCAAAGTTGGAATTGCATCACCAGCAAGTTTCTTCCATGCATGATGATTGCCTTGATTTATAGATTCCTTTAGATAATCTAAACATGCAGACTTCATTACATTTAAAAGAAACTCTTTATCGTCTTTACCTTTTATGGGGATTCGAACTTCTTTATGTACTTTGCCAACCAGCATGTGTGACCAATCCCATTCCACACTTGCAGCTTCACTACCAAGCACTTTATCAGCAGTGCTGTTGATTTTATCAATAAACTCCTTTGGTGCTTCTGTTTCCATAATTGTAGGACTAAATGGTTTATGAAACTTCGGGATCGTCGTCATTATCATCCTCTAAATCTTTATTATCCTCAACAAATTTCTCTAACATATTTAAATCAATATGACTATGAATAGTGTTGTCATCTTCATCAACATCAATGTCTACAATAGTTTCAAAAAATGCATGTGTTGGATGGGGAATTCCCATACTTCTATATATACTTCCTTTTGTCATTTCAATTATCAATCCTAAATCACGAATAAAAGATGGGTCTGAAACGCCAACTCCATTTTCACCCATCATTTGAACCATTTGGATAATTAGGTCTTGATTAAGCTCTTCAGCAAATTCCATATTTTCTCTTAATGCAAGAATTTCTTCATCAGGAACTTTAACCTTTCTTTTTGACTTTGGCCACGGGCCCTGTACTACGTTGTCGGGTTTCTTTACGTTTCCGTTTTTCTGATCCGGCATTAGAAATACCTCTCTCCTCGTTAAACATTTCTTTAGTATATTCACAACCCAAATCTGGATAATAAACACCCACATTCCTTTTAGGAGTACCATCATCATAATATGCCATTGCAACACAATACCAACCAATTTTGTTTTGTTGATGCTCACCATAAAAATCATCAACCCAATCACCATCCCGAAGATATCTATGCATATTCTTTATATATCCTTCATGGCTAGCTAATTGTGCTTCTGCTCCCTTTATTTTTTGTTTTACAGCACTTCGTGCTGAACTTGCAAGGTCTTTTTGAGTTTTAATCCATTCCTTAATTTTTTTAGGATGTCTTGGATGTTCCTCTGGCAAATCTTTTAAAACTAATGGAAGCGAACTTTGTCCATAATCAGGATTTTTCTCTTTGCGTTTTTCTCTTGCTTTTTCTAAACGTGCTGCAGCTGCAACCCGTTGTTCTTCACTCATAGGTTTACGTTTTTTACGAACCTTGGGGGCCTGCCAATTACTATTATCAGTCTTAACAGCAATTTTCTTCTTTTTAACCATTTTAATATCCCAATTCTTCCATACGTTTTTTCTGTTCTTTTTTAAATCTACGAATACCAGAAGCCTTTGCCCGACGATATTTTTCACCCTTTGATACAAAGCTTTCTCGTTCTCTTAGTTCATTAAAGAATCCATCCAACAACAACTTTTTCTTTAGAACCCTTAATGCCTGATCGACATTATTATTTCTTACATCAACTCTCATCTTCCAATATCCTTTATGTTACTCTTACTTATTACTTGATACGGCCCCTTATTATATGCCGGTGCAATAGTAAAATTGTGTGGAATTAATTCTTTCTTTGGCGCAACGCCTACTGGTATGTCATTCGACAGAGGAATTTGGTCGGAGAGAGAGGATTCGAACCTCTGACCCCCTGCTCCCAAAGCAGGTGCGCTACCAGACTGTGCTACACTCCGTTCCTTGGCGCACTCGGCTGGACTCGAACCAGCGACCCACGGTTTAGAAGACCGTTGCTCTATTCCAACTGAGCTACGAATGCCAACTGTTTTCTTTACAAACTTTGCATGTTGCCGCTCTGCTTCAATCAAAGATTTGGATTTCTTAGATTTCTTACGTTTGCGGGTATTTGTAGTTGTAAAGTAAGATGGTAATATGTGCATAATTATCAATATATCATATTATATTAAAATTGTCAAGGGTATTTTGAAGATTTTATTGCATCTCGCAATGTTTTAGCAATTACTTCAGAAATAGGAATGAGTTCTTTCTCACCATCTTTGTCGGTGGTGGTATAGATAAAACCATCCGATTCCAGCTTATCTAGCATTTTTGAAATGATAGGTTCAAACATTTTTTTTGTTGCCAAATAATGTCCAGCATAATAACAACCGGCCATGCAACCTATTGCAATTAATGTGTGTAGTATCGGGTCCATGACAATATTTATCTCTCTTTTTCTTCACTATATATACTATACAATAAAAATGAGAGAATGTCAAGAACTATTTTTAAGAAAATAATATTATTAATAGTCCGGTCAATATACTGCCTGTTACAAATCCAAGCACCCACGACTTTACTATATCTATATCATGCCAAACTGCTAAATTCTTAAAATATTCATCAGATGGCCCGTGGCCTGTTTTTGATGAAAAAAAGTTTTTTTTCATTTAGTTGTCGCTCTATAGACGCCATCCCAATCAGGAGGGAGGTCTTCTTCTCGTAATACCTCTATACGTTTTTCCATCATAGCATAATAATCTGCCATAACACCATTAAATTCATCTCTCAAATCATTCAACCATCTTAATGCCAAGTCCCAATGTTGTTGTCTGTACAAAACTAAGAATTTATCATGTTGTTGTATACATGTACTATAGTAATTCATTTCTTGATTAAGTTGTTCGTATCTACCTAAAGAGGTAAAAATGGTTACACCTTCAGTCTTACCTTTGACAGCAATCTTGTCTAATTCAATAATTGCAAATTCTTCTTCCATTCCTTTAGATGTTTCGTCACCAAGAATTATCTTCATGCCGTATTCTTTACTTTGTCCTTCAAGTCTTGCAGCAAGATTAACTGCATCACCAAGACAACTATAATCAAATCTCTGATCACTTCCCATATTACCCACAACTACCTCTCCTGTATTCAAACCTATTCCAACATTAATAGGTAAAGCTTTTTCCTTAGCTAATTCAGCATTCAAAACTTTTAAATGATATAACATTTCATGAGATGATCTTAGAGCCAACTGTCTTTGTTCTTCAACATCAAGAGGTGCGTTCCAAAATGCCATAATACAGTCACCCATGTATTTATCTATAGTTCCACCATTTTTCATAATAATATCTGTCATTGGTGTTAAAAATCTATTGATTAGTTTTGTTAATCCTTGTGGGTCTGTTTTGAATTGTTCGCTGATTGGTGTGAACCCTCTTATGTCACAAAACAATAATGTTAGTTCTCTTGTCTCACCACCCAATTTGAGTAGAGATGGATTCTTCTGTAATTTTTTAACCATTGCTGGTGCAAGGTAATGCTCAAACTGTTTCTTAATTTCCATTCGTAATTTATGTTCTTCCATAAATCTTAGGAATGTTGCAAGAGCCCAAGCAATGAATACTGTGAGTACAGGATAGCTCCAATCTACCAACAAATCATGTTTAGTAAAGAGATATGAACTGCCATAGAACAATCCATACAATGATGCAGGCATTAGTGCAACACTAAAATACCAAGGCAACAATAATACGACAACCATTAGTGTAAGTGCGAAACCAAACGATGCTCCCAGCTCTGCGACATTTGTCCAGTATGGTCTTGTGATGTTTCGTCCTGTCATCATCGTCGCAAGAGATGAACCAATCAAATCATGCGAATGAATTACACCAACAGGAGTAGATACGGGATTATCAAGACCAGAGGCGGTCATCGACACTATCACAATTTTTCCTTTGAGGTCTGGTAATTTTTCGTGCAATGCATAGGTTGGCGTTTTCCATTTGAAGTCAAGCCATATGTTCCCATGAGCATCCGTATCAATCATTTTAAATTTAGGTATGCGTAATTTCTCTACCCCTGCAATACCTGTCTTCATCTGATATGATATGTCTCCTGCGGCCATGCGTAGAATTTCCATACTCATAGATGGATATAATTTATCACCCACTGCAATCACCAGAGGCATACGCCTAACCACACCATCCTTCTCTGGTGCAATTATCATCATACCAACAGCATGAGCATTTCTTGCAAGTAGGGGTATTGGACCAATGGCGCCTGGATATTGATATACCCAACCTTTCCACGGTTTACCTATTGTTGAAACTCCTCTTATAACACCGCTGTTATCTTTCTCATTGGTAGGTATTTGTCCTATAATAGTGGGAGTCTTCTTTAGAACTCTTGCTAATGCTCTGTCCTTACCAAACCTATCATCATCTGCAAATAGAATAGGAAGTACGACTAACGCAGCTCCCGCTTGATATAGTTTTATAATCTCATTTGATAAAGTATTTCTATCCCAAGGCCATTGACCTTTTTTCTTGAGAGTTCCGTTATTGATTTCTATTGTAACAAGATTGGATAGACTTTGTTGGGTTTGATTGCGTTGATGCTGATCTAGTGCTTTCATACGCACCATATCTAAAAACCAAGGATCAGTGAAGCGAACTCCGCATAAAACCAGAATTACTATTAATGATATAATCCATTTTTTCATTGTGTTCCCTGTGTTGTATTTATCGTACAACCTAAAGCATTACTACAAGTATTGTCTAAATTATAATATTGAGCACTGCTACCTTGTTGAATTAAATCAAAATCAGTACTGTGGCCATCTAAGTTAACTCTTGCTCCATGATTACCACTGCCACGTTGAGTAATATTTACCTCATGGTCTGCATCTAGTGTAACGTCAAGATAGTGAGTTCCAGTGTCTTCTTGAATAAAAGTTCCTTCATTACTATTTCCGTTCACATCTAAGAACATTGTTTTCTGGCCATTGTCTTTTTGTGTGACAGTCAAATTATTACTACCACCATCTACGTCTGCCTCAAAAAAGTGTTTTGATAATGTTCCACCATCATATTGAGTAAGGTTCATAACATTAGAAGCTCCATTAATATCTATTACTGCTTTATGCTCCCCTTGGTCGTTTGCATGATCCCCTTGACTTATTGTTAAATTTGTGTTATTACCATTTATATATAATCCTATTCCATTCTCATCACTACTGCCAGTTGTAGTTACATTGCCTTGTTTTATAGTTAATACCAGATTGTCTCCTGTTAAAGTAGCAGGCCCTGACCAATCTTTATCTACAATAAAATTATCATCACCGTCTTGTCGTATGTTAATTGTGGGGTTGTCACCTGATTGTACTATACAAACATTACAACCATTTTCTATACTAGCATTTATTGCAGCAGTTCTTTTTGTAGTTTGTGCTGATGATATGGTTACAGCACTAGTCGGTTGGTTCCATGTACTTGCGATA